CCTCTCCCATGGCATCATATTTTCAATATCAGTCAAGCTATATTTATGGTGCTGCATCAAAGCAAAGTTGGTTTTATAGTACCCTTCCAAACTGTTATGGAAGAGTGCTATCCGAAAAAATTGGTCAGTCCCGAAATCGTGTACTCAGAAACAATTCCAGTTTTTGGATTTTTGAGAGAAAATGTATGTTCTAGTCTTGGTGTATCAGCAAAAAACTGCTGTACTTTCTCAAATTGCTTGTTTGTAAATCCTTCAACAAATTCAATAAATTCTTTTTTACTGGTTGTTGAACTATCATAAACATCTTCACCGTTGTAAATTTGATCAATACAATCAGCAAGATTTTCAATTACTCCATCAGCGGTGATAGGAGCACCAAGAATAGAAGTTTTGATAAAATCGTCAAATGATGGATATTTCATGATCACACCCATTTCATCAGTGAGATCAATTTTGTTAGAATGTCCTTCTGGTTTATTTACTTTGACTTCTAGTAAATTGAGATTATATTTTACAACAGTCTCTTCATCATCTCTACAGGTGATATTCATCTCAATTGTTTCACCAACCGAAACGGCACGAATTTGAAGAAAAATGTATTCTAGGTCAAAAGATGCCAATTCTTCAACTTTGATACCTTTAGTTTGAATACAACCTTTCAGCAATGTCTTCATTGCCTCTTCAACTTGTTTTTCGTCATTTGTCTCTAATGCCAGTAAAAGCAGTTTTTCTTCTTTTACTACAAATGGACGATATTTGATTTTTTTGCCATTAGATGGAATTTCCAACTCATACGTTGGAAGAACAACTTGTGGTAATGCCATTATGTTTAGACCAGATCATATGTATATTTAGCGCGACTTTTTCAGCGATTTTTTGGCGGAAAAATTTTTTCCAATTTCATAGAATTGAAAATCACGTTTTGGAACCAGGAACTACCTTTTGTTGAACATCTGCTTTTGCTTTGCCAGTATACATTCCGTTTAAAGTACCAGCCACAGAAGTAATGTTATTAGGAATAGTATAGTGTCTGGAATATGAGAACTGTGCTGAGACCTGAGTGATCTGAGAGTTTCCATAGGACAATGGTATTGCGTCAATCGCATATGGATACGCATTTTCTAAGACGTAAGTAATTGGAGCTCTTTGATTTGCTGCGTATGGTCCTTGTTCTGTCTTACTGATCAACATAGTACAAGCATATTCATCTCTATATTTTAGACGAACTGCTCTATTTTCTGGTCGTATACTTGTTGTAGCCAAAGATTGTAGTTGGGATAATGACTTATTGTTCTGTTGATCTTGCCATTCTTGAACCGTTCCTAACTTTCCATCGCCACTAAAAATAAAATCCAACCATTTGTTCAAAAATTTCAATGCTGATAGATTAGCATCCAGCATAAATCCAAGTTGTAATTCAGTGTACACTCTTGTATGTGGATATTGTACAGTGCCACTGCCAACATACAATCCATTAACACTGCCTTGAGCAGTATTGGTGTTAGGTAGCTGAGCTTCATTACAAAACAATGACACGATGGTATCTAAGTCATTGAAAGTAACTTTAGGATTAATGAACTTAACCTCAAAGTTATTACTATATGACATTCCGCCATACTTAGCAATAGTATTGATGAAGTTATTTACTGACACGCTAAATACCTATGTTGGTACAACTATATTTATGGCATACTCTGGGTTATACAAACCTGTAAATCCTAGTAAGTATCGTGGAAACCCAACTCGTGTTATCTATAGGTCGCTATGGGAACGAAAGTTCATGGTGTTCTGTGATAACAACTCCTCAATAATAGAGTGGGGGAGCGAAGAGGTAATCATTCCTTATCGTGCTCCCGATGGTAAGGTGAGGCGATACTATCCAGATTTCTACATCAAGGTTCGTGAAAAGGATGGAAAGATCTCCAAGTATATTATTGAGATTAAACCCAAAAGACAAACTCAACCCCCGAATGAAAAAAACAAACGCACAACTGCCTATCGTGAAGCAGTTTTAACATTCGCAAAGAACCAAGCTAAATGGTCCGCTGCTCGTGAGTATTGTGAAGATAGACAGATGAACTTCTTGATACTCACCGAAGACCATTTAGGAGTATAACAATGGCACAAGGATTCGCAGCAATTCAAAGAAACAAAGTCAATAAACAACCAGGATACAAAACACTCTTTGAAAGAGTAACAGCAGCAACTGGTGGAGAAGCAAAGAGTTATAGTTGGTATCTCGCCGCAGTAAAATCAGAGGCAGGAAAATACAAGAAAAATTTTAATAAGTATGTTCTAGATGAAAAAAGTGATAAAGGTGGTCTAGCAAAAGAACAAGACCAAAATGAACTAAGAAAATTTGTAGTTCAAGGTCACCTTTATATGTTTGAATACAAGGCAAAAATGAAATGGTTGCCTTACTATGATAGATTTCCTCTAGTTTATGTTTTTAAATCAAGTAAAGATGAATTTTGGGGGGCAAAACACCATTACTTACCTATCAAAAAAAGAATTATTGCCGTCAAAAAATTGATGGAAGGAAAAATTGATATGCCGAAGGCATGTTTCCATAAATACATACACGATCATGTCCAGGGATTATATATTGATCTTGCTTCTGCTGAATGGGACACTGCTATTCTTCTACCCACAGAAGATTTTGTCAAAGATGTGAATGGTGTCAAATTTCCTATCAACAAAGAAGAGGTTTGGAAAGAAACACTTGACAAATATTATGACAAAATTACTGGTCACAGAACAATAAAAGGATACGGAACAAAGCAAAGTAGGGAGATGACACAGTAATGTCGTATGATCCATGGAAATCTGGAGAATTATTAATAACTCCTGGCATGACTATGACTGCCACTGGGCAAGTTAAAGATGTAGATGGAAAACCAGTTGCTTCTGCCTCAACTGCGGCTGCTAATAAAGTAGCTCAGGAAAATGCTGTAAAGGAACAGGAAAAAATTACAATATCTGGTCCCAAAAAATCAAGTGTTACTGCTGGATCCAGTAATGCTTTACGATATCCAAACAATCCTCCCATTGGAGCAGAAACTGACTACGTAGTGTTTGAATTTTACGAATACAATCCTCCATTTAAAAATGATGGAAGTACCTCTGAGTTTGGATTGGAATCTTTAGCAAAATATAATTCTTCCGTTGAACAATATAATCCAACCAATTTAAAATCTATCATTCTTTATATGCCAGAAGATATATCAACTGGTTTCAAAGCAAATTGGACTGGCAAGAATTTTAGCAATATTGGTGCTGGTATTTTAAGAACTGCTGGCGGAACCGATCTTATGGCAAAACTTAAAAGTTTTGGTGAAACAGCAAATGAAGGTTTGGATAGGTTTACAACAATTGCTGGAGCGCAAATAATATCAGGAGCAATTAGTAAAATTACTGGAGAAAGTGTATCTCTTGATGATATTTTTTCTAGCACCCGTGGAGTAATTCTCAATCCAAATACAGAACTTTTATTTACTGGATTGGATCTTCGTAACTTTACTTTAACATTTAAACTAGTTCCTAGAAATGCTTCTGAAGCAAACCAAATAGAAGAAATTATTAGAACCTTCAAAAAAGCAATGCTCCCATACGCCAATTCTGGAGCAGAAGCTTTGAAAGAATCATTTGATGAACAAGGTTATCAAGCTGGATTTATCAAAGTTCCAGACCTAACTAAGGTTACATTCATGCGTGGATCTGATTTAAATAAGAATGTTCCACAGTTTAAAATGTGTGCTCTTACTCAAGTTGATGTGAACTATACGCCAGATGGAACATATGCCACAACAAGAGATGGACGTATGGTTGCTTATCAAATGAGTTTAAACTTCCAAGAAACAAAACTCATCTTCAGAGAAGATGTAAACGCAGGATACTAAAATGTTTTTTTCAATCGTTCCCAATATCTCATACGATGAGAAACCAATCAGTTATCCTTTCTCTGAAGCAGACTTCATTACTGCTAAGAACTTCTTTCGTAGATATAAAGTTAATGATGAAGTC